ATATTTATGAAAAAAAGTTCATTTTTTTTAGCCAGAGACGTAATTTTCCTTAGGTCTGTACCAAACTTTCTGATGATATATCTTAGCCAACAGATCAACAACGCGTCGTTTATCGTCATTATTGCTTAAGTTAGACTGTAGTTCCTGCAGAGCTTTTTCTATCAAAGCTATGTCTTTTACGTCTAATCTGAACTCCGTGTTTGGTTTCATGCCACCATCTTACTAAAGTTGTGCTCCTTGGCGAACTCAATCTTACTACGGAATTTACCATCCAATAGATCACCCTTGTGACTGATGACGAATACGTTTGAGTCGTCCTCCAGTGTACCAAGGATCTTCATAAGGTTATCTACGCCGTCATGGTCGAGTGAGCTATCGAAGGTTTCGTCCAAAACGAGGAGGTTTGTTGATGTTGAGTTTTTCATACGTGCGATCTGTCGCCATGTAAACAACAAGGCCAAATCAATACGCTGCTTTTCACCCTCAGAGAACGATGCATAATTGAACGAATCCCTATGGCGTGACTTAATGACCTCGTTAAAGTTTTCGTCAAGGTGGAACGATACAAAGAAGTCAAGTACTTGTAAGTAGTTGTTCACCAGTTTGTTCATCACTGGTAGATACTCCTTAATGATCTTAGTCTTGATGCCAGTGTCCTTTAACATTTCAGCCGCTGCGTCGTTATAGGTTCTTTCATCGATCAAATGGAGTTTTTGTTCTGATACGCCGTCACGTTCCTCGACCAGAGTGGACAGTTCAGAGTTGGCCTTGCCTAGATCTCCGCCCTTGCCATTAAGGCTGCTGATGTCGTTTTCGATATTTCGTATCTGTCCTTGCATCCTGGAGATTGATGTATTGTTAGAAGAAACAAGTGATGTTCTCTTCCGTACTTCCTCGGAAATTTCATTGAGCCGTTGAATATCCTGTTCCACAGAAGTTGACTCTGTAGAGACATCGTCCATTGCTTTGTGAAGCTCCGCCGCTTTGTCTTGGGCTGTTTTGAGTTTCCCTGATCTAACACTCTCACTAATATCTTGGGAACATGTGGGGCATGAGTCATTATCCTCATAAAACTTCGCGTCTTTAACGACTGTCCTAATTTGCTGTTGGAACTGAGCTTGGTATTGGAGTAACGCTTGCTTTTTGTCGTGTTGCTTTTTAAGGTTTGACTGAAGCTCGTCCTGGACCTTTTCGATGTAATCAGTGGCCTCTTTACATTGCGACTGTAACGTATCGATTTCTTTGTTGAGGTTGTCGATCTCTTTACGTTTTTCTTTAATCTGACCATCATTAATCTCCGTAATATCTCTAATGTACTTACGCTGTAGGGTTACCTTTTCCTTCATAAGCTCAAGGCGATAGTTCGTATCGTTGATCTCTTCCTTGAGTTTACCGTTTCTTTCCTTAAGGATCTGATTCATTTTACTAAACACCTGTATATCCAACAAGTCCTCGATTACTTCACGTCGGATGTAAGCAGGTAGTTGCATAAAGGGAATGAATGAGGATGATCCTAGAACAACGATCTGGTGAAACGATTTGTGGTTTAGCTTAAGAATGTTTTGCTCAAGGAACTTTTGGTAGTCACGAGCCATGGAGGCCTGATTGATCATATTGTCGTTTTGCCATATCTCAAACTTATTTGGCTTGATACCACGAACAACCTTAAACGAATGTGGTCCAATGTCAAACTCAACCTCAACGACGGTACCCTTACCATTAATAGTATTGACCATCTGCAGTTTATTAATATCGCGGTGAGCCTTACCGAATAAACCAAACGACAATGCGTCAAGCAGTGTTGATTTACCTGAGCCGTTTTGACCGACGATTAGTGTTGATGGCGATCTATCGAGTTGTACCTCAAGGAACGTGTCACCGGTTGATAGGAAGTTCTTCCATCTTACATTACGAAACTTAATCATAGGATCTCCATATTCTGTGCTTCGACGTATAACCCTCGCATCAGACCCTTCATCTTTTCTTTATCAAGTTCGGTATCAACCGACTCGACGTATGTGTCAAGCAACTCTGTGGTATCCTCAACGGATATCTCATCGTCGTTAACATTTGAGCCAAGGAACTCATCAAACGTTTCTGCGATCTTTAACTCATAGGTATCCACCTGATGTATACGATCAATGAAACGATCAAACAAGAACGGATCCGACTTATTAGCAACGACTACCTTTACGAACTTATTCTTAAGTTTATCAACATCAAAGTTGGTATAGTCGTTAACCTTATCGTCATAAACGACCTTCTCAAAGATAGAGATAGGATTGCGAACTGGAGTTAGTTCCCTCGTTTCTGTATCGATCACGTGAAAGTATTTTGGATCGCCGGCGTCAGCCCAGGTAAACTCCATCTGAGACCCTAGGTAATGAACATTGCCCTGTTGCGATTTTGTATGGAAGTGGCCTGTCATAACACACTCGAATCTCTTAAAGACTTCGGCCGACATGCCGTGCGTGTTTTGTACTCCGCGCATCATTTCGAAACCAGTCAGTTCGAGGTGGGCGCCAACCCATGAGGCATTACACTTACCTAAGAACTTCATCGTTTCTTCGTAGTTCTCGTTATTGATCCATGGTACCAGTGCTATCTTTAGACCATCATAGTCTAAGACCTTTGGCTTCATAACGATGTTTACGTTTGATGTAAAGTATCCAAGTAGTTCCTTAAGGGAACACAGATAGTTAGTGTTCTTATAGTATACGTCGTGGTTGCCCGGAATGATATCCATGCTAATACCATCGTCACGCATACGTTCAAGAAACGATTTACGATTTTGATTTAATGCCTTAAAGTTGACGTACTTACGATGGTCGTAATAGTCACCAAGATGAAGTATCTGCGTAATGCCGTGTTCCTTTAGATAAGGAAAGAATACTTCGTTGTAGAATCTGTCTTGGTAATTAAGGAAGATGTCTGAGCTATTTCTGACACCACAGTGGGTATCATTCAAGACTGCGATTTTCATATGTTATCCCATAAACAATTCAACGCCTGAACGTTTTTTAGTTTTTTGCTTTTTCTTTTCTTTTGTTGCGAATTCTTTGATCTGTGTATCATGGTCGCGTACCTTATCAATACGGTCCTTGAGTTGATCAACGAATGCACGACTAACCGATTGGTCAACCATACCGCCTTCATCGTATTGAATAAAGTCGTCAATACCTGCTTTCTCAATGAATCTGAACTTGATGTCCTGCTGACGTTTTTCCTTGGCCAACCTACGAAGAAATGCATAGTAGCAAATCTGTGTAAAGTAAGCAAAGGCGTTAGGGTTACCAGTTCGAGTCGCTGTTTCAATGTTGTAGTTGGTCACTGCTTTGAGACAGTTCTCAACTGCGTCCATCACCATCTCTTCGCGGTAGGTATAGCGAATAAAGTTGGACTTGTGGGATAAACCCTCAGCGATCTTAAGAAAACACTCTGCGATATAGTCAGGAACGATAGGTAGCTTTTCGTTCTTTTCCTCGGCCTCTCTCACGAGTTTAACGTAATCAACGACAGCCAGAGAGAACTGCTTGTTGTTGACGTAGTGTGGTTTTTGCTTAGGTTTCATAATACTCCTCAATCACTACGATATCATATTGTACTATTATACTATAGTTTAGGTTGAATGTAAATAGTTAATTAATAAAAATAATTTCATAAATATGCATATTAGCTATTTACATATCTAGGAAACTGTGTTATAATTAATTGTACCGCCGGGAGCAGGGGATATACTATATTAATGGAGCTTAGTTTTACTAGAGTTTAGTTCCATCATAGCCTCAAGCATGTCTAGTTCCTCAGGCGAATCATTATACGAAGGATCTTCTAGTTCTTCAGGATAATCCTTCTGTTCCAAACACATCCTTACGTATCTTTCCTTAACATCATTGTCACACTCGACGTGTGATACGATATGCATGGGGTTTAGCGCAACGATGTCAGTTTTAGATAGTGGTTGCCACTTAGTGAAAACAAATCCTTGAGTCCGCTCTTTCATCATCGTGTGTAGTTCCATAGGGGACTCAAGAATAATCATAGTATTCTCATTACCCTTAACCAAAGAAATCAGCTCCTCCCCCGAGGACAACTTGAAATGGCGAATGTTGACGTCGTCTAGCTCATTCATATGTTAACCTCATAAATCTTGTAGTTAAATTTTTCTTTAGTATATATCTTTATTCTCTCAGCCGCATGATTGAGCGTGTAATTTTTGTTCTTTTTCCAGTGGAGATCATCGGCGATGTCAAACAGGATTGTATCTCGTCCATCTTCTGATTTCCGTAATCCTCGTCCGATTGACTGTAAGACTCTGATCTGCGATTTAGACGGAGAAGCAAATATGATATTATGCAGGTTCCGTATATTAATACCAGTAGAGAAAGTACCAAGACTAGCGACAATGATAGCATTTTTTTCGTTCTCCGTAATCGATCTTATTTGCTCTCGAGTATCGACATCAGTTGAACCAGACACGAAAAATATTTTTCTTCTACGGTGAGCTCGGTCATTGATCATATCATATAATGGTTTACCGTGCTTTTCTACATACTGAAAAAGTACTAGGGTATTTCCTTCTTGGTCCAGTGCTAAGTTACTAATAAACAAATTGCGAGGTTGGTGTGTAACGATAAAGTCGAGTTCTTCTTGATATTTAATTTTATTTATACGTTTACATAATTCGTCAGAATACTTAAGTAAAAGTACGTTGATAGTTAGGTCAGCCAGCGAACCCTTATCCATCAGATCCTTAGTGGTAGTGACATAATATGCTGGTCCAAACAATCCCTCCAAGACAAGTTTATGGGTCTGCGTCCCATCAAGAGTACCAGTGGTACCAAAACGATACTCAGCATCACGCAGCTTAGTAAGTATAGAGGTAAGAGACTTCGCCTTAAAATTATGCGCCTCGTCGCCGAACACCGCGCCAAACTGTTCGAACCAAGTCCCAGGAAGTTTATATATCGATTGCCAAGTTGAGATAACCACCCTTTCGTTTTCGGCGAACTTAGGTCGCCCAGCGTATATCCTGTGACAACTAGACTCAGTGTCGAAACCATCATCGTATGCAGAGTAGTCAGCGAAGTCA